CATCGTGGGAGTACCGATCACAGTGTTGATTGCTATGGACTACTTGGACGAGTGGCGGACTCGTGTGAAGCGCTCCAGCCTCTCCCGCCTCTCAATTATTCGGCGGAGTTCACTGGAAACTTTTTCGCGAACAATTTCTTCCAGATATTTGAGTCCAGAGGACGGAATTTTCGGGAAGAGGGGAGTGTCGTAGCGCTCAAGCAACGTGGCTCTCCGTGCCACCTCGGAATCCTGACGCTGAAACACGGCGTCTGGCACATGGTTCATACAAAAATTGAACGGCTTCTTCACGGCAAGGTCATGGAGGAGCCGATTGGAAAACCGTTCTTCTACGAACGAAACATTCTGGATGTCGCTGATTTCAAGCTGGCTCCACAAGAGGAATCCTAAGTGTCGTTTCTTATCCCCCTCGCCATCTCTACTGCGGCGAATTTCCTGATCGGGCAGTCCCAGACTACCAAGACAGAAGGAACGCGGCTGGCTATCGACAATCAGACGACCAGCCGGTACGGCGAAGTCATCCCTCGTGTGTACGGATCAGGCCGGGTCCCCGCGAAGATCGTCGTGTCCTCCGGCGTGCGTGAAATCAAGTCAACCAGAAACTATCGACCATCCAAAAAGAGCGGGAGTGTGGAGGAGACGACGTATTCCTATGTTGTTTCTCTGGCTGCAGTTGTCTCCCACCCGAAGGAGAAGATGCTCCGTATCTGGGTGAACAACAAGCTTGCCTATGACGTGACGCGCAATAACAGTTCGGGATATGTGGGCGGCGAAGACGGCGTGTCCTTTGAAGAGGAAGGACGTCTGGGCGCACCGATCCGATTCTATGATGGCAGCGCAGACCAGCTTCCTGATCCGAAGATCGAACAGATTGTCGAAGGCATCACAGGCGTCGAAGGATCATGTCCTGCTTTCCGGGGCGTGGCGATGGTCGTCTTCGACGAGCTGGATGTCACCCTGTTCGGCGGACGCATCCCGAAGATCGAGGTCGAAGTGTCGGATGGCGACGCCGAAATCGCTTCCTATGTGACGTTCGACCACGATGGCGAGAACGTCGCCGAGACCGAGACCGAACTGTTCCAGGGCGTGAGCAAGAAGCGCCGCGAGATCATCAAGGTAGCGAATGTTGGCTCCACTCCATACGTGATGCGGATCAACTATACGACACAGGAAACGTTCAATCGGACTCCTCTGCAGGACTTCGACTTCACAACTCCGTCCCGGACTCCTGACAACTTCACTCCGATCACATGCGACGATGACTATATCCTTGGCTCCCTCGACACAGGAGGGGGACTGGCGATGAGTCTTGTGGACATCGATACTGGCGTAGAGGTCGCCCGGACGACAGGAATCGACACACCTTTCAGGGCCGAGCCGTTTACCGTGGAAGTGTCAGGACAAGCCACAGAGCGGTACTGGATTGTCGTGGATACCGACACGGACATCTACATCCTTCATCGCAGGCCGGAGGACTGGGCGTCAAACCCAATCGCCGATACCAGAGCGCGCCAGCAGCAGTATACCCATATCGCAATCGGACCGATGGTCGAGAGCAAGCGGTATATCTATCTGCTCTCGGAAGATGATGACCAGTCAGTCATGAGAATTCATGAGTGCCCGATCAGCTCGTCTGGCACGATTGACGCTCACATCCAGGTACAGGATATCGAAGACGTTACTCCGGCTCCGGAAGAGGTCATCTATTCGGAGTCAGACAAGTGCCTTGTCTACTGGTTCGAAGATGAGGGCGTCCCTCATATGCGCCGGTTCACACCACAAGTGCTTGTCGATGAGACGTCACATGATAATTTCGTGGAAACAGAACCGCCTTCCGAGAAGCAGCAGGCCATCTACGACAAGTATTATGCAGGCGGCAAGCCGTACTCGACGGTGAGCAACCACGACAAGGGATGGTCGTTCCACTTCAATGCCGCAATGCCGACCGGCATGCGCTATGGCACGATCAAGAGCGGCGAAGTCCAGTGGATCAGTGATCAGATTCTGTGGACGGTTCGCATCTATGACGGGAAGGTCACGCTGACTGATCTGGACCTGATCGACGAAGACCTCGAACATGAAGACGATTCCGATCAATTCTACGATTCCCGATATGGCGTCCTCGTCACCACGACACCCAATCTCGGATTGACGTCCATCTTCACAGGCCGTCTCGACCGGTCGGCGATCTCTCTGGATCAGCTGATCCTGCAGCTCTGTCTTGAGACAGGATTGACAGAAGACCAGATCGACGTGACGGAACTCGAAGAAGATGTCGTGTACGGATACATCTCCTCGACCGAGACAACTCCCAAAACCATCATCGAAAATCTGATGACGGCCTACAACTTCATCGGGCGGGAGATCGACGGGAAGCTGGTATTCTCGAAGAAGAACAGTGACCCGGTCCGGACTGTCACTGAAGACGACCTGATCAATGTCAGCGACGATTCCGAGAAGGGCATCCAGAGGTTCACGAGAACCCGGAAGTCGGAACGGGACCTGCCCATGAAGGTGGAGCTTACCTATTACGATCTGGATCGCAACTTCCTGGAAGGCAACCAGTCGTCGAAGCGCCCTGTCTTCCCGGTCCCGGCGATCTATTCGCGAAGCTCGCAGAACCACAACTGGCCCATGGTCATGATCGCGGACGACGCGAAGAAGCAATGTGACCGACTGCTGTACACTCAGTCTGCAGAGCGTGAGCAGAAGAAGTTCGCCTTCATGCCGAAGCATATGGACCTCGATCCCGGCGACGTCATCAATGTTCAGATGAACGACGGCACCGTCTATCTCGAACGTATTGAATCGTTTGACATCGGACATGCCTTCAACTCCGAACTGGAGACGGTGGCCGTCTATCCTCCTACATTCGTCTCCAACTCAAAAGGAGCGGTGGGAGATGGCGTGCCTACGCAGACGCTTGCAGAGGCAATTGATAGCTACCTGTTCATGATGGACATCCCATTGCTCGCCGTGGTCGATGAGCCAGTCGGGTCTACCTATATTCCAGTCTATGTGGGAGTAGGGGCCGACCGGGACAGCTGGAGTTACGCTCAGGTGCAACGCTCCGTGGACAAAGGAGAGTCCTACTCGTCGTGGCTGCTCCAGAATGTGGACATCCCATGGGGACGAATGGAAACCGAACTCCCGTCACCACCGCATGGCCCATTTGTGGTCGATGATGAGAACGTCATCCGGGTGAAGTTCCGGACATCAGATGTGACTTTGACCACGATTACCGATACCGAGTTCTTCGCTGGCACGTCAAACATCATTCTCGTCGATGACGAGCTTATCCAGTTCCGTGATGCGACGCTGATTTCTGATTATGAGTGGGAAGTCTCCTATCTACGCAGAGGCTTCCGTGGCACGGAGTGGGCGATCAACACCCACAACATCCGCCCGACTGTCATCGTCCTCGACCAGGCTGCAGTGGAATCCATGCCTATCGACTATTCGGACGTCGGGACGGCGATCTCGTACAGGGCTGTCTCCAAAGATCAATATCAGGATCAGGCGACAGAGGAAGTCTTCACGATGGAAGGGAATGCCATCCGCCCGTGGGCTCCTTCTGATCTGAGCGCAGAGCTGGACGGATCGGATATCGATGTCTCATGGCTCCGGAGAGAGCGCCTGTACACAGAAGACTGGTTGGTGAGTACCACGGGAACTGAAATCCCTGATAGTGAGCCGACAGAGGAATACAATGTGTACGTCCTCTCGGAAGCCCATACCGGCTCGGATGCACCTACATCATACATCCGGAAGACGACCGTTACCTCGGAGAGCTGGACGTACTCGGCAGCGGATCAGTCAACAGACGGGTTCGATCCAAATACAGACACACTCCATCTCGCGATCTGCAAGGTGTCCTCCCGGATCGGGGACGGATTCCCAGCGGTCATGAATGTCGATTTAACGGCCTAGATGTGCGTTTCAGTTGACATTTTGCCTATTTTGATGTAAGAATAACCAAACTCGCAGGTTCCCTTAAATGGCTCAGACTCCCATCCTTGCGATCCCCCAGATCGCCGAAGGACAATCTTCCGCTTATCTCGTAGCAAATGCTGGTATCACTGCCCTCGAAGAGGCAGAGAACCGTCAGCTGGCTGTCGATATGTCTGGCGGAGACGTCACATTGACGGAGACCCAGTTTCTCCGCAACGTCCTTTTCCGCTGTTCCGGACAGGTGGATGATGATAACCTCACCATCCCCGACGAGATCACTGTGGACGGCTCGCCCGTCACGCCTCAGAGAAAATTCCTAGTACGGAATGACTCCGACACATACTCCGTCACCGTGACAGACGGGACCCTCACTTTTGAAATCCCTACCGAGTCTACTGCACTTCTGATCTATGATGGCACGAACCTTGACGGGATCGTTGCTGCCGACGACGCCAGCGCTCTGACCGCTTTGACGGACACGCCTGCCAATTACACAGGATCAGGTGGTTTCTTTATTCGCGTAAAGGACGACGAATCCGGCGTCGAGTTCGTCACAATCAAGGCTCAGGAGCTGGGCGTAGATGTCACGGACAGCGCGAACTATACGACACTGAACTTCGATGACACCGTATTTGGAGCCTCCGCATCCGGAGGCGTCCTGACGATTGATTTCGATCCCGCCCAGATCAGCGTAACCGATCTTGCAGACATGCCTGCTGCGCCAGGCGCTTCCGAGGACGGGATGGCCCTGATCTGGGACAATGATGCAGACGCCTTCGTCTTCGGTGAGGCAGGCGGTGGAGGCGGTTCAGGCGTCTACTCGCTTACCGAGAACGCTCAGACTGGCACGACTTACACGCCCGTACTGACAGACGCCGACAACAAGTATGTCTCTCTCGACAATGCGGGAGCTGTCACGGTTACGATCCCGGCGAACGCAACCACGGCGTTCGATGTCGGGGACGTCATCAACTTGGTCCAGATCGGCGCTGGTCAGGTGACCGTCGCTGCAGCTGGGGGTGTGACGATCAACTACCCAGCCAACAGAGACGGAAAAACACGAGGACAGAACTCGTGGGTCCAGCTCGTGAAGCAGGCCACAGATGAGTGGTACGCCTCCGGCGATCTGGCCTATACCGGCTCCGCTTTGGCGGACGCAGCAGACGTTGCTTACGACAATACAGATAGTGGTCTGACAGCTTCAGATGTCCAGGCTGCTATTGACGAACTGGCGGAGTCTGGCGGAGGCGGAGGTGGTGGATACTTCGGCCCGATGTCGGGAGCAACTACAGCCGTCTTCTCGACAGCTGTGGCGAACGGAACGGCGTCTGGTTCTGCTTCCGATGACTCAGACAGGGGTCTCGTCATGTCGGTGGACACCGGCAGCGATGACAACTGGTATATGCGCCTTAAATCAACAACCACTCCGGGCTCCGGGACTGACACGCACATTGCTCGGTTCATTGTGGATTTCGCAGCAGAAAACACAAGCGCGAAGTACCCGGCTGCCGGATTCATTCTGCGTAATTCGACCAATGGTCGGGCCGTGTTCTTCGGAGTTGAAAGGCCGAGCGCTCAAGCCCAATCGTTCGGTGCGAGTACCTGGACAAACGCTTCATATGGGTCGGCGGTAGGAACAGCAGACATTCTGTATATGGACGACTTCTGGCTGAAGGTAGAAATCGACGACACGGGAGATGTCAGGCTCTACCGTTCACGTGCAGGGACGCTTTGGACATTGGTAGCAAGTACGACCATAGCCGCATTCCTTGAGGCCTCCACCGGGGCATTCGACCAGATCGGGTTCGGCACGAAATATCAAAGCGGAGCGACCGGCGCGGTCATTCCCGTCTATGAATTCGAGAATGCCTAATCCCCAGAACTAGAGCAGGCCTCGACGTGCCTTGCAGAGGAACATGAAAGGAAACGAATACGGAATCTTGTATCATCGGCTGACAGGACCCAACGTGGTCAAGGACGACACATCGAATGGCGGCGGTTCGTGCACGCCTCGATTCATCGTCATGCATTACACGGCAGGACACAGCGCCGAGGACGCCATCCGGACGTTCAAGACCCCTTCAGCCAAGGTCAGTGCCCACCTCGTCATCGGTCGGGATGGCATCGTCACGAACATGAAGGCCTTCAATGTTAAGACGTGGCACGCCGGTCCTTCCAGATATGCCGGGTATTCCGGCCTGAACGGATTCTCCATTGGCATAGAGATCGTCAATCTCGGCTTTCTCCGGAAGGTCGGGGCAGGCAAGTACGAGACATGGGCCGGGACCGTCGTGAATCTGTCTGACAGTGAGGTCATGCTGTGCCGCTATCCAAAGGCAGGGTCCGGCGACCTGTACTGGCAGAAATACACGGACGCTCAGCTGGAAGCCCTCGATCAGATCGTTCCTCTACTTGTGTCGAAGTACCCTATTCAGGACATCGTCGGTCATGAGGACATCGACACACGCGGGTGGAAGGTCGATCCCGGCCCGGCATTCCCGATGATGCGCTACAAGCAATTCCTCGACGACCGCAGCGCCGACACGCAGGACCAGTCAGAGACGAGAGGGGAGGTCACGGCCAGATCACTCAATGTCCGGACGGGTCCCTCGATCCACTCATGGATAGCCGGGGGTCGGAGGTCGGGAGACAAGGTGACAATCGTCTCTCAAAACAGGGAGTGGTACGAAATCATCCTCTCCAAGGATACAACGGGATGGGTTCACTCGGACTTCGTCCGTAAACTGTAGGAGAAGAACATGTGGGCATTCCTCATCAAATGGGGCCTGAAAGGTTTCAGTCTCGTCAAAGATAGCAGGACGATTCAGGTCGCCCTGATGATCGGCGTCATGTTCTTCATCGACTGGCGGATGGATACCAAAGACCAGAAGCTGGACGAGCTTAAGGCTCAGATGGCCTCCGTCCAGGCCGAGCTGGCTTTGACGAAGAAAGAGATCGAAAACCGGGAAGTTACGACCCGTATCATCGAACGACACCACTATAGCGAAGGACAGACAACGAAAGACGCTGCAGAGATTGTCGATTACATCAAGTCTGTCCCAGAGGATCAGAATGAAACCATCCCGGATATTGATCGCGACACTAATGCTCGCATTAACTGCCTGCTCTGGCCTGACTCCTGTGGAGAAGACGCGAGTCCTCCGTCCAACGATCCCTGAGACTCTTCTGGAGTGTCCTGATCCCGTGACTCAGGCCCCGACCGGGGAGGAGGCCAGTGACAAGGACGAGAATACGTTCAAGGTCGCTCTGGCGGAAGCCTTCAAGGTCTGCAAGGACCGGAACAAGACCATCGGCGAAATCCTTCATGAGTTCGACAAGGCGTTCAAAGAAGAGCTGGACAAAAAGGACTAACTAAGTGTACCTCTTCCTGCCGCTAACATGGGTTAACAGGGCAGAAAAGGAAGAGCTGATGGCGAAGAAGGGGAAGCGGGTCGTAGAGATCACGCCACAATACAGACAGGTTCTCATGGACCTGGCGGGACCGATTGATCCCGTTCCACCCACGCTTTCCGAGCGGCTGGATTTCATGGAAGTGGATCAGGTCGAATACTTCACGGAAACACGGCAGGCACTGGCAACGTCGCTGGCGAGAAAGCAGAAAGACGGTTCCATCGATCCGGACAAACAGTTCCAGATGACCAATATCGATGTGGCTGTCAAAACCGACACGATCAATACTGTCGAAACCGTTACTCGCGTCGAACGAATTGCGTAAGTAGGGTTAAACGAACATTTCTGGTAATTTTTTGAAGGGTTGGCCTTGCGCCAGCCCTTTTTCTATGTATTGTACTCCTAACATTGAATGTCAGGAGAAACGAACATGCAGCTCACAGGGCACATCTTTGACAAGATGACCACACCTATCAGGGACATCATTCCCGATAATGATGTGCGTGAGTTCCTGCCTGTCGCTTATCTCACCGACAGTTTGAAACACGCCTCCATCGTCCTGAAGGAAAGTGGAGCCCGTCTGACCTCGGCGACGTCCGGGACACTGAGGGACGGTCGGAAGTTCGTCATCGTTCTCGACACAAAACATCAAGTCAGCATTCAAGGACGTCGGTTTTCCGAAGTTCGGATCATCCGTATGACGCGAAGCATCGACACGATTGTCATCCGGGAAGCCGAGGAGAGAGTCGTATGACAACCACCACAACTGAAGCCAATCCAGTCTCGTCGGACTATTTCATCGGAACGGCGGTCATCCTTGTCCTCGCAATCATTATTGGTGGCGTCGCATTCATGACTTCTCACGGAAGAACCTACGAGGACTACAAGGAGAGGGGAGAGACGCAAGGTGCTGCCTGCGCCGCCTCTGTAAAGACGTTCGAAGACGTCCTCTCCTGCGCCGACACTTGCTCAATCGATGATGGCTCCCGGATGGATCACTCCGTCTGGACGAAAGCCTGTCAGACAGGATTCATGAAGGAGATTTCGCACCGTGAGCCTCAGTAAGAAAATCGATATTACAAGCACTTTTGTCCGACCGATCTGCGTGGACGACCTCCATTATATCGAGGTCAAGCGAGGAATCTTCGGTGCATGGAAAGTGCTCAAGGCGTTCCCGTATCGCACTGCCGAGGGAGCGGAGCATTTTGCCAAGGAATACACACGCAGCAAGGGCGTATTGCTCCCTGCACGGACCTAAAGGAGTCACCTATGACATTCATCACCCAGAAGTGGATCAAGAGAGACGACCTCCGCGCAAACCCTGATTACATCTACATCTTCGGGGACAACGAGCAGCGCATAGGTTTTGGCGGACAAGCCAAGGAAATGCGGGGCGAGCGGAACGCATTCGGCATTCCTACGCTCGTCGCTCCGGGCGAGTTCTGGTCTGACGACTATTTCGAAGACAACAAGGCTGTCATCGATGAGAGCTTCGCCGATCTGTATGAATGCATCCTGACGAGGCAGCCCTCAATCAAGGGCATCATCTTCCCTGAAGACGGGATCGGAACCGGCCTCGCCAGACTGGAAGATCGGGCACCTCGCACCTACGCTCACCTGCAGGATCGTGTGAAGGCGCTCCGGGTGGCGATGGCATGATTGTCTTCGACCTGGACGGCACTCTTCGGGATGCATCACATCGCATCCATCTGATCTCGAACGGATCGCGCGATTGGGATGCCTTCTACCGTGCCTGCAAGGACGATGCTCCAATCTGGCATCAGATCAACAATCTGAAGCACTTCGTCGAGATGGGCGAGAACGTCATGATTTGGTCGGGATGCTCAGACATTGCGCGTCTCACGACCATCGACCAGCTCAACGCATGGGGCATCGTGATCGGCAATGATCCGATCTCGCGAGCCTCCGAAGAGCCGGGCGACACGATTGTTGATTCCCTGTGGATGCGATCCCACGGCGACTACACGCCGGACGATAAACTGAAGCTCGAATGGTACGAGCATTACAGCGTGTACGGAACCCACGATCCGATCACCATGGCATTCGATGACCGCGACCGCATGGTCAGGATGTGGCGTAGCCAAGGCGTCAAGTGCGTCCAGGTCGCAGAAGGAGATTTCTGATGCGCAAGCTCATAGCATTCCTATGCTCCGTCGCCGGGCATCTTGCGGCGATCATGATCGCAGCCGGATTGACGGCCTGCGTTTCCTCTCCGCGTGCTGCCGAGATCGACTACATGAATGCCCCAATCGAACTCTGTAAAGGAGTGAAGTTACAGCAGGGGACGGGCTTCTGCGCCAAGTTCTCTGCCAACCAAATCCGCGAGGCCTGATAGAACGATATGTTCACAGAACTATACCAATACTTCATGCAGGAGTTGCAGACGAACGACTTCATGTCGGCAGCCCTTCTTGCAGGGCCTGCATCCTTCGTCCTCTACGCCGCGCGCAGTCTTCCGATGAAGCTGTGGAACCAGATCAGGCGTGTCCTGACTCTGGAAGTGCGTTTCAATTCCGACATGCCGGACTACTACCTGGTCCAGCGAATCGTCGCCTCGAAGATCGTCAGCAAGAACTTCAGCAGACGGTTTGTCTACCAGACATATGGTACGGCACATGACGATGACGGTTCGGATAGACGGGTGCATGAAGGACTGACCACAGGCTACGGGATCACACTCGGATGGTTCGAGGGCACTCTCGTATTCGTGAATCGCTCAGAAAGTGACTCGGCACAGACCGCAGAGTTCAAGGAGACGCTGACTCTCACATTCTGGACACCGCGCCGGTCTCGTTTGAAATCCTTCGCTGAATTCATCGCCAAACAATGCGACCGCAGCAAGGCCAGTGACAAGATCACCCTCCGTACCAATGTCGGCGACTATTGGAGGTCCGGTATCGAGATGCCGAAGCGCTCAATCTCCACGGTCTTCACGGAAGGGGATATCGGAGAGAAAATCATCTCCTCCGTCCGCAAGTTCGAGGCAGACAAGGAGGACTACCGGCTGCGTGGCCTGCCGTACCATCTCGGTATCCTGTTGTCCGGCATTCCGGGAACAGGGAAATCCTCCCTGATCCATGCCATCGCTTCTGAACTCGGTCGTTCGATTATGTATCTGAACCTTGGCGGGATCGAAGACGATAAGGAATTGACGTCCCTGCTGTCTGATCGACGCAACTGGGAGAAATCCCTCCTTGTGATTGAGGATGCAGACGCCGCGTCAGTCGCCACATGGTCGCGTGAAGGGGAAGCAGGCGACAGTAGCAAGAAGATGACCTTGTCGGCGCTCCTGAACGTTCTGGACGGCCTCCTGACCCCTGACGGTCTCGTGGTCATCGCCACAACCAATTATCCGGATCGACTCGACCCGGCGCTTATCCGTCCAGGACGGTTTGATCTCCAGTTCGACGTGGGACCGCTCTCCTATGACACCTTCCAGAACATGGCAGACCTGTTCGGTCAGGAGCTGGATGATGACATCGAAGATATGTTCGTTCCAACGACCGGCGTGTTCTTGCGCAAATGCCTCATCGACAATGATCTCGACGCCTTGAGAGCACATCTCAAAGAGGAGCGAGAAGCTGGAATCTCGTTGGTTAAGGAGGTCGGATGAATGTGTCGTCGAACCTCTCTGAAGCAGAAGATCAAGAAGAACGTGAAGGTCTGTCCGGACACTGGTTGCTGGAACTGGCAGGGCGGCACTTCTGGGGACGGAAGAGGCGGCGGGTACGGAAGAATGCGCGTGGACGGAGCAACTATGGCAGTCCACCGTGTCATGTACATCATCGAGAACGGCCCTGTGCCGAACCAGAAGCAGATCGACCATGTGTGCTCCAACAGAGCGTGCTGCAATCCGGATCACCTGGAAATGGTGACCCACAAACAAAACCAGAAGCGCCGGGACAAGCGAAGGAGACAGAAGACATGAATATCGAACCAGGAAAGTCGTATGCTCTGCGCAATGGCGAAAAGGTTGTTGTTATCGATCTCAACGGCGGGATCACTTTCCCCGTCCGAGGGGTCGCTACAAACTCGAACGGAGACTTGGAATTTGAACAGTGGACCTCTGAGGGAAGGTACACACATAATGACAGGTCCGAATTCGACATCGTGGCGGAGTGGAGCGATATATCTCCAGTATACGTGCATTTCTTCAAAGAGGGTCCGGTAAAGATCACTTCGTATCCGGCGAATTCCGTGTCTGGCATGGAACCTGTGTCACGCATCAAAGTCGCCCCACAGATCGGGCGGTTCGACGACTGATCATGTGCCGCGTCGTCTCCGAACCTGAATTCCGGAAGGAACTCGACGAACTCCTCGATACGTTCGAGGGCGTCGAATTCGGTTCCGTGATGGGTCCGGGCCGATCTGGCGCGGTCGCGGCTGTCTATGCCTCGCACAAGCTGGGTATCCCCTTCGTTCCCTATGGAGGAAACCCTCCAAAGCACAGAGGCCCGCTTCTGATCATCGACACCGCTCAACAAAGCGGGAGAACACTTCGCAAGGCCGAGCGCAAATACGCCGACGCCGATCCGGTCGCAAAGGCCGTCTTCAACGAGCCCCCACGGGTCAAGTTCTGGTACGAATCCCATGAGCAATAAGTCACTCTTCCAACACTTCACCATGGACTGGGAGTCCGATGGACCGGTGCCGGGCCTGTACAATGCCATCTCCTTCTCCATTGTTAGTCTGGAGCACATAGAGTTGGGCCAAGTTCTGCCGAAATCCCCTCTCGCGGACGACGCCCCTTCTATGTCTCTGACATGGTTCTATTCAGGCATCCGTCCAGAGCTGGATTCGCCTGGAAGGCCAAAAGCCCGATACATCAGCGGCGTATCATACGAACGCCAACTGACCTTTCCGAACAAAGACTCTGTCTTCTTGAAGTTGGACGGGTGGTTGAAATTTCGACTCCAAGGAGCGCGTCCGATCTTCTGGTCGGACAACCCGGCATATGACTGGCCGTGGTTCAATTACCACATGACCAAGCTGTACGATGGGAAGCACCCATACGGATGGTCCTGTCGCCGGATCGGGGACTACTGGGCAGGGCTTCAGAAGAACCCACGCGACACAGGCGGCTGGAGGAATTTCTCCAAGACGAAGCATGACCATAATCCACTCCATGACGCTGTCGGCATGGCGGAGGGGCTTCACCATATTCTGACGAAAGGAACGAGACCATGACCCAGCAAGCAACAAAACAGCGGTACGTCTACCCGAAGGACATCAAGCCGGGCGGAATCCTGTCCTTCAGCGACGCCGATCTGATGCGTACAGCCATCGAGAGAGCGTCGGAATTGATACTCGATCATGGAGACGCGCCTGCCTTCGCGCTCTTCTGTGGAACGGTCGTGTGCGAGAATGATTACACGGTGGAGTTCGTCCAGACGTGTACACACGACTTTCCGAAAGCAGTTGAAGGCGAGTTTGACGTCAAGTTCGATCTCGGTGTGTTCGGCCTGTCCTGCACAATCATCAAGCTGGGCGGATGGGACCACTTCCTGGAAAAGCTGAAAGAGGCCGTAGACACGGGCAACCCTCTGATGCGGGCGATATAGGAGGCTGGTATGGAATTAGAGATACATTTCTACAAGGAACATCCAGATGATCCTTATTATCTCCTGCCAACGACCGAGGACGATTCGGATGCGTCTGTTTACGAATTCGAGTACACCGCAGGAGGTAATTCCAGGAGCGCTTGGCGGACGAAGACAGCTGTTCACAAGAATGAACGCGGCCAGTGGAACGTAGCGCCTTCCGCACTTCGTTCGATGGCAGATTACATGTTCCGGCAGGGACGTGAACACCAGGCGAAGCTTTTCCAGCAGGCCGTCAACTACAAGGCATAATCATGACCCGATACAACTACATCCCGACCGAGCGCAAAGCCATCAAGGCCTTCACTGGCGACATGCCGATTGAGCCACAGGCGATGGAGCAGCTTCGCAACATCGCGTCGATGCCCTTCATTCACAAGCACGTCGCGGTCATGCCAGACGTCCACCTTGGCAAAGGCGCGACGGTCGGCTCCGTGATCGCCACCAAGGGCGTGATCGTCCCGGCAGCGGTCGGCGTCGATCTCGGTTGCGGCATGATGGCCGTACAGACGAATCTCAATGCTGACATCCTGCCTGACAATCTGTTCTCGATCCGATCTGACATCGAGGCTGCCGTCCCGCATGGACGCACGAACAATGGCAATGTGAAGACCGACAAGGGAGCCTGGAATACATATCTCAGCATGCCCGCAGGGCACCGTGGACGTTCCATGGGACTTGCGGAGCGGTACTTCGGCATCATCGAGAAACACCCGAAGATCGAACATCAGGCGATCCACCAGCACATGGGCACGCTTGGCGGCGGCAATCACTTCGTCGAACTCTGTCTTGATGAAGACGACATGCTGTGGGTGATGCTGCACTCAGGATCGCGTGGTCCGGGTAACAAGATCGGTTCCTACTTCATCGAGAAGGCGAAGGAGGAGATGCGCCGGTATCACGTGGACAAGTTCCTTCCGGATCAGGACCTCTCCTATCTCGTCGAGAAAACAGAAATCTTCGATGACTATGTCGAGGCCTTGTCATGGGCACAGGACTTCGCTGCGGAGAACCGGAGGGCGATGATGGATGCGACGCTGCAGGCGCTGCAGGATCACAATGACATTCCTCCATTCCGGATCACGGGCATGGCGGTGAACTGTCACCACAATTATGCGCAGAAAGAGAACCATTACGGCGAGAATATCTGGATCACCCGCAAGGGTGCCGTCCGGGCTCGCAAAGGTGATCTGGGGATCATTCCCGGTTCCATGGGCGCGAAGTCCTTCATCGTCGAAGGACTGGGAAATCAGGATTCATTCTGTTCGTGCTCGCACGGAGCAGGGCGGGTCATGAGCCGGACTGAAGCGAAACGACGCATCAGCCTGGAAGAGCATGTCAAGGCCACAGAAGGTATCGAGTGCCGCAAGGATGCAGACGTCATCGACGAAAGCCCTGCGGCCTACAAGGATATCGACGCGGTCATGGCGGCGCAGGATGAACTGGTCAAGATCAGATACACCCTGCGTCAGATCGTCAACATCAAAGGGTAGTCTACCTGAAAAGAGGAAATAACCATGCCATCAGCACCTGAATACCTTCGTGAGATGTTCGGCAGCGACAAGGAAGCGTACGACCTGCTAACCTCGCGCGGATATCGTCAGACCCGTCAGTACGAATGGGTCAAGCCGACAATCGACCACAAGCCCCTCGAAAAGGAAATCGCTGCGATCTCGTATCTTATACTGGAGTGGGACGAAGGCGGTCTTATCGATCCGGAGGACGGCCCACAAAGTCCGACAGTTGTCCTGTCCGCCATCAAGTCGGAACTGGAATACCAAGGCGCGGTGTGGGGCAAAACAGGCTCCAGCGAGCGACCAGGCGAAGGCGAGCGCACTCTCGACGAGTACATCCTGTACATCTATGGATACGCACACGATCTGATGATGCTCGGAGCGAAGACCTCCGATCCGGTCGAGAAGCTGAACTTCGTTCGCAAGGTGACGACCCTCGGCTTCCGGACCATGCTGGAGCACGGAGCACCGTTCCGGGATTCCTCGGTCGCGCCGACATCTGGCGAGGCTCAGTGAGCTAGCTTACGCGCGGTAGCGTATCAATCTTCAGGATCGACGAGAAGGCTGGCATCGTCCAGCCTTTTCTTGTACCGGCGATGCGATCGAACGGAGGCGGTATGCTTCTCCCGGTCGTAGTAGATTTTGCTTCCACCACGCTCTTCCCGGCGCTTCTTGTTCTCTTCGAGCTTCTTCGGATCGAGGATGAACTGGATCGTTCGCCTGGAAACGCCATACTGCCGTGCCAGAGCCCGCTGAGAGAGTTTGTCAGGGTTTGCCTTGATACGGGCACGTTCCTCCTCTGTGAGGCGTGAGGTACGCTTCAGGTCGGAAGGGATCGTCTTCCCGGAGGTCTCATGCTTGTAGGGCATCAGTACACCAATAGCGCCAGAGCGTTCGAATGCAAGATAGTACGAAGGTCTTCATCCAGGATCGACCTGTTGAACGGTTGAACGATGTAGTGAGTTCCATTCTTCGTCTGATACCGGTGAAACGGAATGTCCTCTCTAATAAGGAATCCGTGGACGCGAATCACTTGCTCTATATCATCGCAGTCAAAAAGCCATGTCTTCAGGCTTTGGCTTGTCTCAGCCATCAGACACGATGACCAGCGAGCATTTATCTTCCGATAGAAGGCTTCAGTATCCTGATCATAATCAGCCGAGAGCTGGCGTTCCTTGAAAAGGCGTATCGCTTTCTGCATGTCTCTCTGGCCAGCCGTCCCGTAAATACGTTCACCAGGCTGGAGCACTTCTTCAACCAGCTCCGATAACTTGCGGTTCCACTCTTCAACCCCGTGCGTCACACGTGTGATTGTCCGTTGATTGGTCACGCCGTCCTTGTACCTGCCTTTGAGGAGGAGGACCCGCGTCCCGGATGACATATCGAATCCGGAGTGGTTGATGATCGTGGGCATGTCTCTTATTCCTTCTCAGGGTATTCGTATTCCGGGTACGACAGGGAGCCTCCCAGATGACGCACCGCGATGTCTTCGAACGTCACGTAGATCGGAGACCCATCGTCAGATGTCCAATATTTCCAGATGCTACAGCAGTGGAGGCACCCTATCATTGCCTCTCTGAGGGTAGGACCGGAGTGCCCGTGACTCCCAGCTCCTACAAAGTACCGGTCAAACCGTGTGCTGCCGTTGGTAGCGTTCTGTTCTCGGAAATCCCAGGCGATATATCCCGCGTCGGAAAGTTCCTTCAGAGCCGCCTTCTCGGTATCAGACAATGTTCAATCCTTTTGATTCAATCTGGGAGATTTCGGCTCCGAGGCTGGTAGATGCATCTTTGGCTCTTTTCCAGATCAAGTCCAGGATAGCTGTAGCGTCGTCTCCTTCGCCATTCATACCCCGATCTGCGAGCATCATGATCTGGGCAAGGGCAGATTCAACGTCTTCCATCAGCAAGCGACGGTCGCGGTAATTGCCAATAGCATCGACAGCAAGGTCTCCCATCTTTCGTTGGATGGTCATGGCCGTCTTCTCGTCGTAACCACAAGCCAGACCCTTTCCGGTCAGGTGCCCCCATCCACGGACATCAAATAGGTGTGTCGGGCCGTATTTCGGAAGCATCACGAAGATCATCCCACACTCGTGAGACCATTTCGCGCCACGCAGGGATTCGAAAAACTCATCCATAGTATTTACTCCACATAATGACTGCACCGAGGGCCAGGACGAACATGGGAACGATTGTCACCATGCATGCGACCATGAAGCCGGGGAGGGTGATCGAGTCGGTCGTCCAGTCGTCTTCGTCTGGCACGTACACAATACGAAAGTATCGGTCGTCTTCTTTATTGGCGCTCATGTCCTACCTCTCGATCCTGCATCGCATCCAGTGGTTCTTCAGTTTGTTCCAGGCTTCGCGACTCAGTTGGATCGTATCGGTCCATGTATTCTCGTCCGACATGAAGTCCGCCCAATAGTCCCCCGTCTCTCCGATGGGTCCGATTGGACCACTCACACGGGCGCGCGACAATACGGTCTGCACAGCAGGACGTCCACGGACAAACATGACGACCTCGCAGACGACCAGCTTGTCTTTCACAAGCTTGCAGAGGCGGAGCCCTTTGGCTTCGGCAGGGATGGTATCGAGATCAAAGCTCATTTCACATCCTCCGATCTGTTTATCTTGTAGATAGTGGCCCACACGTACACACGGCTGTCGATACGGATAGACTTCTTTACACTGAATTTCCAGACCGGACGCAGCCACGCCCATCTCCAGGTCTGGGTGTTCCAACGACAGAAGTAGTGCTCGTTGGACAAGTCACTCGCCAGCCGGACAGGGAGCCATGCGAACACCTTGCGTGTCCGCCGTCTTTCCCATTGCCTGTCTTCCCGACGCGAGTGTCGATTTCTCCACCACGTGCCGAACTTATCGAATGAGAAAATCATGCCTTGCCTCCAAGTCTATAGAGATGGGCTTCTGACAATGCGAGCATCTGTGAAGGACGTAATCTGCATAGTCATCCATGATGAGATGGGCGTGCCTCCCGAATTTACACAGGATCGTCTGGATCATTCGCTTCCACACCGGAGGGCGTGTACAATAGTCGCCTACGCTGACAGGGGAGTGGCCGCTACCCATGTTGTGATCGTCCATATAGCTCCCGCACATACAGACGTCGAACTCCTCGCGCGGAGGAATCCCAGTCAGCCAGAACTTGAACCTGTTTACAGCGCCAGCCATACTATCCAACCTGTTCGAGATCGGATTGATGCATACTCATTGCGCGCACAAACCACTCCTTGCGGGCGGTTTCCATGGACTCGATTTCATCCTTCGTCATCAAGGCCAGTTTGAGCAGAGACTTTCTGAACATGGTGTCGATGTCTTCGCTCTCTGTCGGGAGGGGAGGCATCGGGTGTCCTCTCACGGCACCTGTGTGCTTGAAGTCGCGGATCAAGTAGGGCCAGAGAGAGCAGCCATCACAAGGAGCTGTGGAGCGCCTGGACGGGCAGCGGTCGCAGTCCGTCAGGCCCCAGTGTTCCGCCCTGAAGTGATTCTTGATGTGATCACGAATTTCGTCGTTGGTCGGAGGAAGAGCGGTCATCAGAATCCCCTGTATCGATTGAGCAGCTTGCGGGTTTGTTCGCGTTCCCGGAGGGTCGGATTGGAGTTGATGATCTCCTGCCGTTCCAGCTCCTTGCGGTTCTGTTCGGCTTCCTTCGCGAGGCGGCGTTCGAGCTGTCTGCGACGCTGTCGAGACAGTTTCGATGGGTCAGCTTCCTCACGTTTACGTTGCTCTTCGGCTTCGGCCTCCTTTTTGGCCTTCTCTTCGGCAGCCTGTTTCGTGGCTCTGCGGCGAGCGTAGAATCCATCGTCATCCGGATCGCCACCATACGCGACAATCATCCGATCTTCTTTGCTGAGACCCGCCACTGCGATTGACGCAGCGAGGAGAGACGCACTTACGGTCATATTGCTACGCATCTACTGACTCCAGTTCAGGTAATCACGGAGCGATGTCTCGTCGCATCCGAACGATTGAGGGAGTTCGAAGAATTCTTGTTCGCCATACGCAGGCGAAAGACCTTCTGATTCCCGCTTCCGGTTCTCGGCCTGCATTCCCATGGATGTAACCATCATGGAGGCGATCCGACCGAGCATGGCGACACCGCTTGAATCTATCACCACCGAGCCTCCGCATGGAGCGCCTTGGCGACGGGGAAGCGCGGTATGTTTGCTTCGGTCCGGCCTTGAAAACGAACGGTCGCCTGCCGGTTGATGTAGTGGTGCTTGTTCTTGAGGATCGCCACACACTCTTCATCTGACGCGGCGATGGTCGGGAAGAAAGTCTCTTTGCCATCTTCCGTCTGACAGACGATCTTCTCTGCCTTTCCGCGCGTCACACCTTCAAGAATGTCCTTGATCGCGAACTCCTTGTCCTCGAACCGCTTCATCTTCAGAAGGCACCGAGGACGCTTTCCGGACTGATAGGCGTCGTTCGTGCGGACCATGAGGCCTTCGTAGCCATCGCTGACCGCCTTATCATGCACAGCCCACAGATCAGCGTCTGTGTAGCCCATGATGCAGGCCGTGCTCACGCGTTTGACGTCTGGGAGGGAGTAGTCGGACAGGATGACCTTCAGACGCGTCCACCGGTCGCTGAACTGCATGCGGGATTCGTCATCCTCGAAGAAGCAGTCATAAGTATGGAACTGCAGGAGCTTGGCTTCCTGCAGGACTTCCGGCGTCAGGTTCTTCGTCTTGCGGACCTTCTTCAGGAGCTGCTGGAATTTGTGGCGAAGGCTGTGATTGTACAGTTCGCCGTCAATGATCAGGTCAGGGTACTCCTCGAAGACAGGTTCGAGTTGCATCCAGATGTGGGGAACGGACAGGATTTCTTCGCCGGTACGGGAGAACAGGCCGCGCTTAGAAGCGAGACACCGGATACCGTCCAGTTTCGGCTGGAGGAACCCACGCTGTTCGGGGCCAAACTTTTTCGGAGAATAGGTCTGGGCGAGCATTGGCTCGAAGAAGGTGGCTCCAGACTGCGCGATGTCTGTGTGGTAGCCTTCCTTCACTTTCTTGCGCCATGCAGCCTCGGCTTCCTTGAAGGCCTGCTCTTCAGCTGTCGTCGCATTCTTCTTGCCGATATTTTTCGGCTTGCAATACACCCAGTCAGAGGCCGATGCCTCCCCGTCGATGATGCCGTGCACCGTGCGGTATGCTCCATTTACCGGGTCCACTTCGTAATCCCAGAAACGGGCCTTGCCTGTGGAATCGTACTTGAAGAGCGTGTTGAACTCGATGGGGTCTGACATTGTTCCTCCTTTCATTGTCACCAGATGATGATGAGAACCAGGATAATGAACAGTATTTCTATGCCGCGCATGTTTGCTATTCCTTTCCAACAGGTCTCGTCGTGTTAGGAAATACATACAGAGTGGATTTCACTGAGTCAACGAGAAAAGAAAAATAATCAAAAAGCGTATTTGATGGGTTGACCTCACATGACATGTTGGGTTATGACGTCTTTATCGAACGCGGCAGCACCTCCCATCCCCTACTGCGCGCGGACGACCTGCGGGCGCGTCGTTTCCTCCCTGACTTGGACGCGCCCGCTTTTTCGTGCATAACGAAAAAATGTCCCACAAACTCGATCCTTACAACTCCGTCTCGATCCAGGCGATAACCCATCCTCGGTACAAATGGCGGGTTTTGTACTACGATCCGGAAAAGCCGGACGGAGGAAAGAGGAAGAAATACTTCTCCTCACGGTCGGAGTGTTACGGCTGGGTCGAGGGCGACTATGCTGAAATGCTGGAGAGAGGATATAACCCCTCAACTGCCGCCACGTTCAGGGATGCTCTCGCATTTTATCAGGAGATTGGAGAGGCATCCGGGATATCTGGGCGAGGTCCGATGACTAAAGGGACTCTTGACAGGATCAAAGTCCACGAAAGGAACTATCTCCAAGACTGGCGACATTATGACGAGCCTATCGACGACACTCCGGAGGAGGCGTGTTTCGAATTCATGCGCCAGATCGGGAAGCAGAGAAAATACTCGGCCTCGAAAGCCGCACAAACCCTGAAGGCGGCAACAGCTTTCGCCAAGCAGGAGCGAAGGTGCAAGACCGACCCGTTTCACGTAACCCGCACTCCTCCCCTGAGATCGGAAGAGGAGGACAAGGCGAAAACGAATATCGAGATACCGACTTCCCAACAACTGAAGGACATTCTGGCGCTCATCAAGAAAAAAGCGAACAGCGGGAGGGCGGACGCGAAGAAGCAATGGAGCAGCATCTATTGCATGACAATTCTGGCTGCGTCATGCGGGCTCCGATCCGGTGAGTTTATTTGTCTGAGAAGAGAGAATATCGACCTGGAAGGCGGTCGGGTCCACGTGGTCGAGGCCTTGGAGTCTGGTTCTGTATCCAAAGTGAAGAAGCCGAAAACGAAGGCCGGTATCCGGTCGATTCCGATGTCGAAAGAGCTGATAGAAGTCCTCAAAGAGTATTTCGAAGCTTACGATATTCCTGCGACAGGACGAGTTTTCACATCAAGAACCGGTACGATGTATCGGAGAAACAACCTCCAGAAGAGGCTCCGTTCTCTGAGAGAAGAGATTGACATACCGGATATCGGTTTTCACGGATTCCGTCACTACTATGCGTCGATCCTGATCAAGAAGAAGGTGGATGCAAAGGCACTAACCTATCTTCTCGGACACGAGGACTATGCATTCACAGTTAGTGTGTACGGGCACCTCATGGAGGACAGTATTTCTCCGGACCTAGCCGTCACTTTGTAGCTGCCATTCTGCGGATAAAGGTGTCCACGGTACTCTGACTGGTCCGCCTCCTTTTCTTGAAGACCTTGTTTGAGAGCATGCCACTCTCCCACAAGTGCCTCACATATCGTTCGCTCACATCGACCATCCCCCACTCATGGAAGCGGGCGACGACGCCGTCTAAATCCAATACCGGATCGATTTCCTTATTCGCCTTCTGCATGAATTTCCAATGACAGGAAAACATGACAATGTAAAGCCGAGGCAGCACAAAAACGACCTCTCTGAGGTCTACCTGTAGACCACCAACCGGTGTAGACCGGGTTGTAGACGGCTCGTGTTGGGTTGAAATGTCATCCAGGACAGAAGAATGTTAGGAAGACCTAACTCCCAAAACTCTCTAGTTCGTTGTTTTTATTGGGATTTTGTTGGCGCACCCAGTAGGATTCGAACCTACGGCCTCTGCCTTCGGAGGGGCGGTTCCGAAAAAGTCTAAAGCCCCTTAAATCATTGAAAAATAAGGAAAATATGTCTCTAGAAATTGTTACAGCTCTGTAATGTAGACCATTTGTAGACCTATGGTTTTTCCTTACATTCTCCTAAAAAGCGAAGGCCGATCTCTCGACCGGCCTTCCTTGTTCTGTGTTTGATCCCGGTTCAGCTGCCGACCCAGCGGACCACCTTTCCGAGGATGTGCGTCTCGTCCAGGAACAGTGTGTCGTCGATCATGAGATCGCTGTTCTTGACCGTGACCCGGCTCCGGCCATCCTTTGGAGCCACCTTGCGCATGATCGCCACAGCAGGTTCGCCTTCTGAGAACGCATACAAGTACGGCTCAGGGGCCATTGACGGTTCGTCCATGGTTGGATCGAAGAAAACCCAATCGATACTCCCGATAGAGCACTGGCCTTGCTGGTGGTTCAAGGCCATGAGGTCGTTCAAATCCGATGCGACATCTTGAAAATACTCAGGAACAATATTGGCTATACCAACGGTAGATAGTTCCCCATTATCGTCAAAGATGACTTTAGTGACAGGCTGGAGTCTGGAAGACTGGCTGTCGTCCCCTCCGAGTCCTGAGAACAACCAGATGGGGTCCACGCCCGTGATCTGGGCGATGGCGTAAATCTGGTCGATATTTGGTTGGGTTTCATTGCGCTCCCAGACACCAATAGTGATCCGAGACGTCTTGGTTTCCTTCTGACGACTCAGGGCCTCAGACAAGTCCTCTTGAGTGAGGTTCTTCTCCTTCCGGGCATCTCGTATTCGATCACCCAGTTTCGCTATTGCGTCTGCGTAAACGGATTTATTGCGCCGTTCCGTATCCGCTACCATGAAATTCCTTTCTGTAGGTCACTTGGCGAAAACCATGCTGCCACTCCTTGGCCAACACAAGTCTCCTTATGCTTTCATGTCCTGACTTATGTTTACTTTATATATCAAAAGGGGAATTCATGCAAGCGAAATCTATCTATTGGAGAATTGCCAAGAACTCAGACGCCCCTCCGATAAGTTCTCCTTGCTCCCCTGTGTCGGTTAGAAAGTGGATACGCGGCCAAGTGAGTGTTTGTTCCGGCGATCTTTCGTATTCTCCAAAATCCCTCACGGAGAAGGGGACCTTGTGAGAAACAGCAAGAGATTTCGCATAGGCACACCATGGGCAATCCGGCTTCGTATAGATCACAACAGGATGGCGAGTAGCAGAGTTTTCGTCAGAGTCAAATTCTTCGAAAGCTGTAGCCCAATCTACAGGAATGCCCTTGCCATACTCCGTCGAACGCTGCTCGAAGAAGTTGGCATGCGTAGGCGCGGACATGATCCAGTCCAGCCAATCGAACGGATTTTCCTTGATCTCGTAATTCGGCTTGAGTCCGAGTTGCATGAGACGGCAGTCCGCGATGTACCTGACATAGGTTTTGACGTCTTCCGGAGTCATCCCCTCGATACCTCCGACGCCGAATGCGAGGTCAATGAAAGCGTCTTCCAGTTCGACCATATCGCGGCAGGCCTGGTAGATCATGCCTTTGAACTTGTCGGTCCACAGGTGAGGGTTTTCCTCGATTACCGTGCGGAACAAGCGGATCATTGATTCGACGTGCAGGTTTTCGTCCCGGATTGACCACTCAACAATGGTGGCCATACCTTTCATTTTTCCAAGGCGCTGGAAGTTCATCAGGATCGCAAATGTCGAGAAGAGCTGCAGTCCTTCCCCGAACGCCGAGAAGATCGCCAGATCAAGCGCAGCAGACCGTTCCTTCGACATACCACGGGTATGTTCCTTGAACATGTACTCGTGCTTGTCTGCCATCTCCTTGTAGTCCCGGAAGGCAACATATTCCTCCTCCGGCAGACCTAGCGTGTCGATCAGCTGCGAATAGGAGTGCATATGGTTGGCTTCGGCGGCTGCGAAAGCGCACAGCATCATGCGGAGTTCCGGTTTCTGGAACATCGGCATGTACTTCGTCACATAGCCTTCCGAGATGTCCGTGTCGGCCTGAGTGAAGAACCGGAAGAGTTGTGTCAGGAGCGTGCGTTCGGCGTCTGTCAGGCGTCCGTTCCAATCCTTGACGTCTTCGGCAAGGGGGACTTCAGACGGCAGCCAGTGCATGTTCTGCTGAAGGTCGTAGGCGTCGAAGGCCCATTGATAGTCGAATGGTTTGTAGTTGGGTCGGCTTTCAAAAATCGGTGATGTCATTATCCTTCACACGCCAGACATTCGTCGGCATTTGCTTTGATGTTGAACTCGTCGCGAGTACCTTTAACGGAAACAGCCTTCACGCGGCTCTCGGTCTCCGTGCGGAAATAGTAGAGAGATTTGAGCCCCAGCTCCCACGCCATGAAATGCGCGGTGTGCATCTCTCTGGCAGTGACTTCTCGCGGGAAGAACAGGTTGATGCTCTGGGCCTGTGCGATGAACTGCTGGCGCTCGGCTGCCAGACGGACAACCCACTCCATGCTGATCTCGTTCGCGCACTTGAAGACGGCCTTGTCGATAGGCGTCAGGAAGTCGAGGTGCTGGATCGACCCTTCATGTGCGATGATCGACAACCACACTTCCTGAGTGTTCTTGCCAAGCTCTTCCAGGCGCTCTTCCAGAACAGGATTTCGGACTTGGAACGATCCGGACAGGGTCTTGTGGAGGTAGGCGTTCGCGGCGCGAGGTTCCACAGAAGGGGAGGTGTTCCCGCAGATGATGCCTGACGTCGCATTGGGGGCGATGGCCGTCGTATGGGCGAAGCGTTCGCCCGTGCCTTCCATGAATTCAGGTTCACCACGTTCCTCTGCCAGTCGCTTGGACGCCGCAGACATGCCTTCGTAGATGTGGGAGAAGATGCGAGCGTTCTCGTAAGAGGCTGCCTCGCTCTCGAAAGGGATACCAAGGCGCTGAAAGCGGGCGTGCAGGCCCATGCATCCGAGGCCGATGGATCGCTCACTACGGGCAGACCGACGCGCATTCTCCATCTCGTCTGGAGCATTGTCGATGAAATGCTGCAGGACGTTGTCAAGGAAGAGGGCGAGATCAAACAGGAAGGTCGGGTGATCCTTCCACTCGTCAAACTTCTCGGCGTTGACGGACGACAGACAACACACGGCGGTGTAGTTCGGCGCGGTAGGGAGGGTGATCTCCGAGCACAGATTCGACTGGTTGATCCGGAGACCACGATCCTTCAGGGACTGAGGAAGGGCACGGTTCGACGTATCGATGAAGTGGAGGTACGGTTCGCCTGTCAGCTTCCGGGTGTTCAGAATCTTCTGCCACAGACCACGAGCACTCACCGTCTTGATGATTTGCTTGGACTTCGGATCGATCAGGTCCCACGGTTCATCGTCCCGAACGGCTTCCATGAAGGCGTCGGTGATATTCAGGCCGTGGTGAAGGTTGAGTGCCTTCCTGTTGACGTCGCCGCCGCTCGCCTTGCGGAAGCTGATGAACTCTTCGACTTCCGGGTGGGAGATGTCCTGGTAGGCTGCGTATGATCCGCGACGTGTCTTTCCTTGATTGAAGGCAAGCATCTCGCTGTCCACAACCTTGATGAAAGGGATGGACCCTCCTGATGCCGAGCCACGGGACGTCTCGATGCCAGCGGAGCGAAGAGCGCCCCAGTATCCACCGATACCTCCACCATTCGACGCCAGCCAGCCATTCTCCGTGTAGTGATCAAGGATCGACTGACGGGAATCGTCTACATAATTCAGATAGCAGGAGATGGGGAGGCCGCGTTTCGTTCCTCCATTGGCGATGACCGGGGAAGAGAAGCCCATCCAGAGCTTCGACGCATAATCATACATGCGCTGAGCGTGTTCTTCATCCTCTGCGAAGGCGGTTGCTGCTCGGAGGAAGGCATCCTGGGCGTCCTCTTCGCCCTCTACCAGATATCGTTCGTTGACTGTCGTGTGTGAAAAATCGGATAGGAGATCGTTCCGCGAGCGATCTACCTCGACGTTAAAGCGCATAAAGGCCTCTCCTCGCCTGCCTTGCGGTGGCGAAGTTATGTTATGGATTGTGGGAAAGTGATAGGGTTTGACCCTACCACATTTCAACTATTCGATCAAGAAATCCGAACGGGATTCAAGTCAGACCGGCTTCTGCGATAATCGCACTGACGGAGACGGGAATCCGGTCCATGAAATAGCCAGTTGACTTCTCTTTGACCCGGTCACCGAGCTTCATCATCGCTCGCTCAAGGACCGTGAGCTGGCTCGGATCGATCTGGTCCATGGGGACCTCGTCCGGATCGAAGTCGTCTGGAAGCTCATCGTCCGGGAACGGATCGTAGAGATCAGACTTCTTTCTCTTCACCTTCTTCGGGGACGTTCTGCCGACCTTCTTCAGATTGATGCCGTGACGGGCAAGTTCCTTCTGCATGAAGTACCGGTTCACGCCGAAGAACTCGATCATCTTCTCGCGGGTCATTCCCTGCTCTATGCAGGACTCAATCTCTTCTTTCGATATAGGTGCGTATTTCGCCATGGATTATGCACGGGCCTCGCCTTTCATGATGCTGTCTTCCCAGAAGGCGCGATGTTGTGCCCACCCTGTGAAGTTGCGCTGCTTTTTCCGGATGTCCTCCTCGCAGGACATGTACTCGCCGCTGATCGGGTTGATCCAGGCGTAGGGAGCTGAGGTTGGTGTGGCTTGATGCTCAAGAGGCGAAGCGTGTAGTGGACGTCCTCCAGCGAGCTGTTCGAACAGGTTCAGGTCTTTCTCGACCGTCGATGTTTTGCCGTCGAATGTCTTGTAGCTCACGCGAGCACACCGCGCTGCTGACACTTTCAGACAAATCTTCCGGACGTCGATCACAGAGGCTGCTTCCCCTGTAATGGTTCGATGCCACGTAGCCGCCTCGATGCAGGTGTCGAGATTGATGTAAGGCATGTGCCATTCGCTCCGTTCCACCCGGTTCGGTGTGGATTCGTTCATCGCCTTTCGTATCGCCTGTGCCAGCGCCTTGATCTCCGGCTGGGCGTCCGGGTGATCTCGCAGCTCGAAAAAATTGTCCCAATCGGTCGCCGTCACGAGGACATTGATGTGTGCGAACGGTTCAAGAAGGCGGTTGACGATCTGCTTGTGGTAGCCAGCCTCATGGAAGCTCATGGCGGCGTCGATGGCGGCATCTCTGGCTTTGAGCCACTGTTCCTCGCAAGAGAATGTGACCGTGTCTTCGGGCATGAAGTAGCCGCCACTTTGGACAATCTCCACCGTAGGGTAACTTTCCTTCGACGCCTGCATGCCTTTCTGGTTCTTGCCCCAGTGGATCGGCATCGCGGTGTCTTCCTTGATGAACTCGATCATCCGTTCAACAGGGATGGCACGGGACGAGGAGGCGTTCCGGGAAAAGACCCGATGCGTCATCAGCTCGGCGTGGATGAAGCGCGGATACTTCAGAGCCACTGTGGTGATCCTGTGATCGCGCTTGCAGGAGTCGGACTCCTTGTAATCGTAGGACCGGGCAACGCTGTCCGCTATGACTTTGGCCTCAATCGTCATTATTCGATCTCCGATACGACAATCGACGTGATACGGACCCGCTCAAGGAATATTTTCTTCTCCGTTCCGATAGGAGATAGGCCGCTGATCTTGATGACGGAGCCATACTTGACTTTCGGACTGCCGTAGAACCGGTGTTGTTCATTGATCCCGATACCGATAATATCGACGATATGGATGTTTTTAACGGAGGCCATTCAGGTCACCTTCTCTGTTACGTTTCAAAATCTTGCGCGCCTTGTCGATGACACGCTCTTGAAGACGGTCTCGGTCGATTAGCCCGTCTACGGAATTGAGTTCAATGAAGACATGGATCGCAGCGAGTGCGTCTGCGCATTCGTCTTCAATGTCTCGCATGAGTTCTGCATCAGGCCGGTGCGGCGTCGTGTATGCCGCCTTCATCAAGGCCTGGGCGAGTTCGGATGTCTCCTCGATCACTTTCGGACCGGCGAGAAGGGGAGGGAGATTCGTCTTTGACATTATCCGTACACCTTCTCCATCTGAAGCCAGTCGAAGTATTCAGACAGGACCCTTGCGCGCAGAGCTTCGATGGACTTGTCATTCTCGATCTCTGCATCGACCTTGAAGTCTCGGACACTCTGCTCACTGACATGAGTCAGATCAGGCTTCAGGTTCGCTCGGTCTACGCGGAGGAACAGGCCTTTCTTCTGTCGGACATAGGCCTCTTCATTCGGGAACCGAACATCGGTGACGACCGCCTTGTCGAGTGTATCGATCCTGCGATCCGTCAGGATGACCCAGATTTCCGGGTCGATCACGTCGCGACCCCACTCGGTTCCGAGTTGCTGCATGACGTGGCGAGGCGTCAGCCAGTCACCTTTCTCTCCGAGTGACTTCGCCCAATCCTTCAACGACTTGAAGACGAAATTGTAGCTGTGACCGAGAAGGGCAGGTTCGCCCCAGTGACGATACATCTCGCTCTTCACGCGCTCGGCGTATTTCTTCGGGTGGCCCTGGAACATGATCAGGAAATCGATCATGGCCTCGATGGAACTATCGCTGCCGAGGAGTTCCGGGCGCAGGAGATAATTAGGTTTCTCCTTTGTATTCCCATCGATAGCGCTGATTGCGTTTGTGTCGTACTCGTCCTGATAGGCAAAGAATGCGAACAGCATGCCTTTTAGTGCGCCAGCGAAGGACACTTTCGTGAAGCCTTCTTCTTCGATCAGTACGGCAGCGCCGGTATCCTTTCCCGATCCCTTGTAACCACAGAAGGCCACAAGATTTGCGTGCGGTTTGTATTGCATGTTCCTTTCCTACTCAGGTGACGATATGGAGCTTCTTCTCCGCCCGTGTCAGGGCGGTGTAGAGCCAGCGGTTGCGTTCCTCCTGGAACACGGATGATTCATCGTGAACAACGACTTCTTCCCACTGAGAACCTTGTGATTTGTGGCACGTGATCGCGTGAGCGAAGTCGATGTGTTCGGACTCCCGGAGGGCTCGATAGAGATCGTGTTTCCCGCAGGAATATTTCCCCTTTCCGAGGTAATGGTATTCGAAGAGGGCCTGCACGCAGGTCACATTCCGAGCCTGACCATCCACCATGATGGAGACCATGAAGTCAGGATGTCCGTCATGCATTTCCGGGTGGTCTGTCGCGCTCAGGACTTCGAGCCCATTGATGTGGTTCGGATACTTGCGAGAGTTCCGGCAGATCATCAGAGGTTCGCCCTCATAGGGGCCTTGCATGTCGTCGCAGCCCATGAGGCGGCGCAACTTGCGTGTGATCGCATAGCGCTTGGCGTTCGTGCCGCAGATGATCGTCACGTCACGCTGGATGTCATATGTGATGTCATCATCACGTCGGCGGATCACGCGGACATCATCACCGTACTGACCAAGTTTTATGGGTCTGCCATGGCGGGCATCATGGGCGAGCTGGATGATCGGATTGTCGGCAGCCTGCCGGTGTATCTCTTCGAGGAAGAAGTCGCAATTGTCCTCGCGGAACCACTGATCGCCTTCGACAGGCGGGAGCTGTCCTGGGTCTCCGGTGGCGTAGACCGGGATTCCATACGACATGATGTCGGCAGCCATTTCCTCGTTGATCATGGACGCTTCGTCCACGACCAGAAGCTTGGCTTTCTCCATCCGCTCGCTGTCCGGGCGAAGGGAGAAATAAGGCTTGTCGCCTTTCTCGATCTGACGGTCGAAGTCCCGCTCAAGGACACTGATTCGACGGGAGAGCTGGGTGACCTTTGGTTCGTCACCGTTGAAGGCTGCTGCCTCACGCTGACGCGTGGCGATCTCGATGTCTTCCTTCAACCGGTCGAGGGCGGATGCATTCGGTGTGTAGATGCATGAGTGGTTTGTCGAGGCCCGCAGGGGCAGGCCTTGATCCTTGAACTTGTCCGTCATGACCTTAGCCGCCTTGCCGGTCGGAGCCATGGCAAGGACTTCATCATGCTTCAGCCCGATGTCGTCGAGAATGAAGGGAAGGACTGTGGACTTGCCTGTACCTGCCAGACCGCCTCCGCGATAGGAAAGCTTCGCGTGGGATTCGTTGCGGAACCAGTTCGTGACGTCTGTGACGAATTCGCCTTGTTTCTGGGATAGCTGGATCATGTCAGGCGATCCGGAGAACTGTAACAGCTTCGAAGGCCGTGTGTTCGAAATCGGGATCATCCTGCATGTCCCATACAATGGAACTGAGTCCCATGATGTGTTTCACGTCTTCGGAAGTGAACGACGTCCGGACATCACTTCGGTACAGGTTGAAGCGCATGTACTCGGAGAGTTCGAGTGAGCCAGCTCCTTGGTAGGACTGGACAACAATCCCGACACCGAAGTTGTTTTCATACGGAAGGGCGGGGTCTCCGATGTCTGTGAGCATGACAGCATCACCGGGCTTCGGGACGGAGCCGGAGAACACGTCTCCGATGCCGCCGATCACGGAGAACAGACGTCTCTTGTCATCGTCCCATCCGCCGATCCAGTGCTGAGCGTCGTCTACGTAGACGTTCCCGACCAGTCTGGCGGAGAAGACAACGCTGGGGGTCTTCTCCTCCGGTTCAATGTCAGAAGGAAGGTCCATGAGCTGGGTCAGTAGGGAGTGGATGGCGAAGAACGCCTTGACCGGTCCAACGCTTTCGTCTTCCAGGATCGAGTAGATCGTATCGACGATCTGAGTGTTTCGTTCAATGGTGAACTGGGGCAAATCCTTCAGCATCTGGACAAGCTGGGCTGCGTCAGGCTCGGTAATCCCCTTGTCCTTGAAGTCATTCAGGGTTTCGACATGCGCCCAATTATGCATCTCTTCAGCTGTGTCGAACTGAGGAGGGAGTTCCGGTTTCTGGGATGGTACTTCAGACTTGTCGGAATCGAACGGGATGTTCAATTGTCTGTACAAGGATTCCCGATCCATGGTGAAATTCTCCTGCCTCTGGAAAAATAGGGGAGGGACCTGCGAGGCCGGGTGGCCCCTCCCCATCATCACGTCTAGGAGGGCCTAGACGCTAGACGTTGCGACGACGACGACGCGGTGGAGCTTCGTCTTTCGGGCCATCGTCTGCCTTCTTCGCTGATGCCTTGCGGCGGGACGGAGCAGGCTTGTCTTGAGGCTTGGAAGCACGAGCAGAACGTGCCGACGCCTTGGTCGGGATGGCTGCTTCTTCTTCCTCTTCTTCCTGTTCGACTTCCTGTTCGATTTCTTCCTCTTCTTCGTAGTCGGAAGGATCGTCACCGTGGCCGGTGCCAGCGAATTCTTCAGGGGTTTCCCATGCGATGATCTCGAAGGTCGGGGCATACTTCTTGCCCTTCGACTTCTTGTTCTCGAATTCAGCTGCGCCGAGTTCGACGACTGGGAGCTTGCCGATATTCTTCGCTGCGCCTGCACCGATTTGACCAAGCAGACGACGGAAGGAAATGTCGCCGGAACGGCTGTTCAGGTTCAGGGTAATTTCTTCGCCGGTCTCCGTGACGATCTTGAATCCGCATGTCGGACCCCAGCCGTCTTCCTTGTCGTATGGACCATGGTCCGGCAGGTCTTTTTCCAGAGGCGGTTTGCCTTCCAGAACCTTGACTGTGATCCGGTCTTCTACCTTTCCGCCGATCCAGCAGAGATAGCCAGAGAACGCCGACGTGTAGTCAACCTGAACCTGATCGCCGTGCTCCAGCATGTTGTCTTCCTGGCCGTAGGTGTAGTCACCTGTGTTGCCATTGAACTTGCCGAAGTTTCCGCCTTCATTGACGTCTGCGGCCATAGAGCCGAAAACGCTTGCGACGTTGTCGAGGTCAAGGTGGGCGAGCGCGCCGCCCGATTGTGTTACGAGTTCACCCATTTCATCGGTGCCTCCAAGTTTTTTCCAAATTCTTCGGCTTTCGCCACGACTCCCAGCCAATCCGGGATACCGCTGGGCCGTAGCCCAATCGCTGCGGAGACCTATTTCGGCTCCGTTACAGTGATCTTCGAATACCCTCGTCCTTCGGTCATATAATCCTCCGGGTTCAGACCAGCTTCTGCGAGCAGGTCCTTCGAGAGCGTCTTCTTCCCGGATATCCAGGAGTAAGAAATTTTGATGTCGGGATCGATCAGCTTCTTGGTCTCGAACTCTTCCATTCGATGTTTGAGCTTTTCCATCGCTTCCTTGTGAGCTTTCTCCGCCGCTTTCTTCTCTGCAGACAGAGCGCGTTCCTCGGCAGCCAGCTCCTTGAGGGCTTCACGTTGATCCGGGGCCAGATTATCGGAATTGTCATCTTTCGGAGCGCGTCCGGCAGAGCCTTTGTAGCAGGTCTCCTGAAACGGGCAGTACCGGCAGTCGCCTGTGATCCGTCCTTCCGGCAGGATTTCCAGCGGATCATCACATTCGAACACAGTGACGGCCCGCTTCTGGGCTTCCCTGTACATTGCCGGGTCCCACTTGATGACGAACATCTCGTTCTGGTCCAGCCAACTTGCGTCGGTGTAGATGATGACCGCGTAGTTCGGTTTGAAGTCTGTTTCGCTCCGGACGAGGCCCATCTGGACCTGGGTCTGTCCGTGGTGGATCGCCTTCTCCTCGCTGAGATTGACGCGAGGGTCGATGGACTTGGCTTCAGTAAGGATGGAGCCTTGGCCTTCCGGGCAGTTCGGGTCCTGACCGATGTCAGGGATTCCGGCCCATGCGAGACAATCGCGAGGGAGACCAGCGACGAAGCCGTCCGGTGTGGTGGACAATTGATCCTTGATCAGAGTGGTCTGATGCTTCCCGGCACCGTACAGCTTCGCGGTTGGAAAGAACTTCTTGATGCCGTGACGCATGACTGGGACAAACCAGTTGTCTTCGAGCAGGTTGCCGCGCTCCATGGCACCATAGGATTCGACATAGTCTTCATCCTTCGGCGTGTCGTTCTTGGAATACCACGCCTTGCGGAGACAGCCGAAAGCTTCGGACGATCCAAGGGATTCAGACCGCTTGTGTCCCCACACCTTCTGGTTGGCGTCTACATATGACGCCGCGAATTCGTTGAAATTGAAGTCCGCCATCAAGCACCTGTCGCTGCTTTCTTCGCAGCGTGAGCTTCGTCGGCCCGTCTGTTCATTTCGCAGAAGATTCGCCACAGAGCCTCGGTGTCATTGTAGGCAAGGTGAGCGTCTTCGAACTCGTATCCGAGAAGCTGCTTGTGCAGATTTCCGAGATTGGTTCCACGTGAGGAAGTGTTGGCGATCTTCGGATCGGCCTTTGCTGCCTTCAGCGTGCAGTACAGGTTCGAATCCGAAAGAGGGTCCGCAAACTGCAGGCCTTTCTTCTTTCCCAGATCAGCGTATTCCTGAATGCGGGCGCACGCGATCTGGATGATCTTGAGGTCGAACGAGATGTTGTGGGCGACGATGATATCAGCCGCGTCAGCCATATCGAGAAATGTCTCGATCAGGGCAGGCATGTAGACGCCGTATTTGTAGGCATCGTTGGTCGTGATGCCATGAATGTCTGTCGCCTTCTCAGGGATGGTCCATGAGTAGCCATCCATCTCAGGGATGATCATGGAATCCATACGCCCATAGATGCGTCCTGTGACAGGGTCTCCGAGGATCGCCGCCAGCTGCACCAGGTTAGGTTGCTTTGGGTCGAGATTCGGCTTCTGGTAGTTCGCCAATCCGGTCGTTTCTGTGTCGAAGACAAGTGCAAGCATGTCGGGTTAATCAATCCTCAAAATGTTCGGTAAAAGCAACAAACCTTAATTGGAGAGAAAGGTCAAACGAACATTGGCAGAAATAACGACATTGACTAAACGTGTCCCTTAGTGGGTCCATGCCCACGTCGGACCGTCCTTGGCTTCGGCAGGAGTCGGGACGCTGAAACCGAAATATTCGCCTGCTGCGAGGGCGGCTTCAGTCATGCATTCCTTGACCAGATCGGTGTGTTCCTTGCGGACCGCATACTGGACCTCATCGTGAATCCAGAGCATCGGCACGTAGTCGCCATCCCACCCTTCGACGAGGCCTTCCTCTTCCAGCATGTCGTCGATGAACAGGTTCCAGACCTTGGCGACGAGTGCGCCGTTGGACTGAAGCTGCGTGTTCAGAGCGGAGTGCTGGGAGCGGACATAGAGCTTGCGTCCATCCAGACCCCACAGGTAGCCTTTCTGGCGGGCCTGCTTCTGGATTTTCTTGATGGCCTTCGACAGAGCGGGGAGTCGGGTCATCAGTTTACGGCGGGCTTCTGCACCGAGATAACGCTGCTTGTCCTTGGTTGCGGTCGGATCGATGATCGATCCCAGCTTCTCGTCGCCAGCGCCGTAGATCAGGGCGTAGATCAAGGTCTTGGCCTTGTCTCGGCTGTCCAATCCTGCGGCGTGTTGGTGGACCGTGTGAATATCGTCTTCCAGGAGGAGGCGGATATACTCCCCATCATCGAACTCTGCGAGCAGCTGTCCGAGCATGCGCAGTTCGATACCGGACAAGTCAGAGCCGACCGTCGTCCAGTCATCCGGATTGGCGACGACCTGCTTTGTCAGGAAGCTCGTCCCGAACAGATCACGGCATTCCCATCCATGGTCGCCCATGCGTCCTTTCAGGATCGCCGTGCTGCCATGTACTGAGACGACGTCAGGGTGTTCTGGCGTGATCAGGGCTGTCTTGTCGTGGACACCGAGGACACCTTCCTCGTCTTCGTAGTAGACCCGGCCTGTCACCTTGATGACGCCGTCCTCGATCTTCTTCGCCTTGACCTTCGGGACCTGGGCCAGATTCGGGTTGGAGTGAGATGCGCGCCCTGTCTGGGTGCCACCCACATTGACCCGCCCATGAATGAGGCCGGTCTCCATATTGACTTTCTTGAGCCAGCCATTCTGACCGTCCGCCACCTGTCCGAGGCGCTTCTTGTAATAGAAGGTTTCGGCGAGTGTTTCGCAGATCGGGATTGTGTCGCTCAGACCTCGGAGGACGTCATCATTGACCTTCGGATTTCCCTTGTCCGTGACCTCTTCGGGATTGTGCTCCCAGTCATAGATGGTCTGAAGTCGGTCGATGATCTGCGGACGGGAATTCGGATTGAACTCCTTAAGCTCCATAGGACAGTAGGGACAGTTGGCGTCTCTGTCCGCCTTTGCCGGGTCCTTGTACTTCAGGGTCTTCTTCGGAACGACGACTTCGCCCCACCATTTCCGGCTGTCATCTTCGCCGTACTCTGCGCGAGGTTTGTTCTTCCGGTTGTCCAGAACATACTTCTTCTTTGGCTTGAACCAGATTCCGAAGTGTTCGACGGCTTCCTCGGACAGTTTTGCGTGTTCCTCACGGAGCGTGGATTCCAACTCCATGAGTCCGGGGATGTTGACAGGCACGCCATACTCTTCCTGACGGACCATCTTGTCGTGGATGCGGTGTTCCAGGCGCTGGGCGACTTCCTCCCACTCCTGATCGATCAGATGCCTGTACAGGGCTTCTGTGGCATCAAGGTCGCCGACACAGTAGTCGTCCATCTCCTGATTCCACTCGCCCCAGACGAAGTCGGAAATCTCGTCAGGATCGAGAATCCCCTGATCCTTGGCTTTCTGTTCCCTTATCTTGGCGTAGTCGCCCTTGAAGACACCCAGACGGATGCCCCATGCCTCAAGTCCGTGGGTGCCAATAAGCTCTCCACGGAATATCTTGTGATCAGGAAGCCCGGACTTGAACTTGCAGCGCTTCCAACGGGAATAGTCCCGCTCTTTCTCGTCAGCAAACACCATGCGGGACATGACGAGCGTATCGTAATGCCGACCGACCGGGTTGAAGTCGTACAGCATTTCCAGGACAGGTACGTCGAAGTCCAGACCATTGTGCGCGACGAGGATTTCTGCCTCTTCGAGCATGGCCACACCATCTTCAATGGTGTTCTCTTCATCATTCTGTCGGAAACGGTACGTCTTACCGCGTTCCATGTCCCGGATGTGGAGACAATGGACGCGAGTAAGCTTGTCCTTCAGGCCATCGGTCTCGATGTCCCATATAGCGGTCTTGATCGGCATGCCGGGGTCAGTCTCCGGCTTGTCCTTCTTCCACAGGCCACAGATCGGCCTTGGCTCCAGTTAGGAAGAGGGGCGCATGCGTGGTTCCGACCACACAGAGATACACCTTGCCGGTCCGGTTGATCTCTTCCAGCTCTTCCTTGGAGGGCTCCCAGCAAGAGACGATACAATCATCTCCGACGTGTACAGGGAGGTTCTGAACGCCAAGCTCCTCGCCGCTGAGGATGGCGTCTTGTTCTTCAAATTCGGTCGGGGTCATTTCCTTTCTCTTCTTGCGCAGCCTCTTCAGCAACGTCTTCCGCCGTGACTGGCGGCTGTCTCTTTGCAAAGGCAGCGTCTCGCTCCCCTTCCTTCCATGGCCGTGCCATGATGTTCTGATCTGACAGGTAGGGGATCAGCTCGTTCAATAGGGCAGACGTCAGTGCAGGAAGGAAGTCTGCTCCCAGAGAAGCATTCTTCATGACCGTCCAGCTGATGGTCTGTTCGAAGGTGACGTACCGGACTTCCGGACTACCCAGCTTCAGGACAGGACATTCCACCACGACCAGCGACATGTCAAATTCCGGAACCGGTATGGCATAAAAATCGATGTCGAACTTAGGTCCGTCGTCCACGGTACAGATGAAGACGCCTCGGATCGGGTCGAACTTGTATCCGAAGACACGTCTGGCTCCGTCGATGAACTCGAACTCTGAGGGCGTGTCACCCTCGAAGCTCATATACTGCTTGTGCTTCGGTCCGCCGATGCATTGGTATCTGGTTGTCTTGGATGCCATCTTATGCTCCATCTTTGAGATATCGTGTGATCTGGATCGCCCCGTCATCGAACTTCTTCCGCATTCCGTTCGTGTGGAACAAACCTGGGACGGAGGATCGTTGGCAAAGGGCCGGGCCATAGTCGAACCTCCATGACAGGTCGTCCGACTTGATCACCGTTACGACAATTCCATTCTCCAGTTGGACGCTCGTTGTCCATGAGCGCCGCCTTGCTTCGGGGATATGAGTGACAAGCGCATCAACGACAATCCGACTGTAATGCCGGGCTCTGTCCAAGGACGCTTTCACCGTGTCCGGAAGGCCTTCGAACTCCTTCATCCGACTGCCCTCCAATCAGGTCCGTCTCGTGTGACGAGGGTCCGGCGTCCATTGTCATAGGAGATGATCTCGGTCTGGGACCAACCGGATGCACCCTTGTTATAGCCTTGATCCAGTAGGCCTTCGAGGCCCGACGCATAGACCCCATCGCGGATGTAGGGACTGTGGACGTGTCCGATATTGAGCTTCGGCCCCATGCGGGCGAAGGCGGTCGGGGATGGGCGTCCGCCGTTTGCCCCAATGTGTCCGTGCATCGCACATTGGATGCCGGTAGTGTGATCTCCAAGGATCATGAAGCTGTCGTCTTCCCGAAGGAATGTGCAGTCGAGACGACCTGGCTGAGGACACAGATGCTGCATCGCCCATTCGAAGATCGAGAAGTCGTGATCTTCCCGGTTCAGTGCCTGATAGACTTCGTACTGGCTCTGCAGGAAGAACAGGGCGTTGACCGGGTCATTCCGGTAATCGTTCGTGCGCAGCCATTTGAGGTAGGCCAGATCGTGATTTGATTCGACGATCACGCTTTCGGTATCCATCCGCGTCGTCTTGAAGAGGAAGGTCGCGGCCTTTCGAAGTGCGTCCTCCACACTGTCGCTTCCTTGCGCGAACATTCTGAACCGGAAGTGCGGGTCATTGATGTTGTGGTGATTGCGCGGGGAGAAGTCGGACGTGTCGTGGAAGAACTGGAATTGAGGCCGGAGAACGTCCAGCATGGACCCGGATTTCTGGCTCACTTTCCAGTTCCGCATATCGGTCTCTTTGCCGTGTTCATCGAACTCAGGGACGATCCCCCAGCATGTCTCGTATGAGACCGGGTCCATCTTCTCGATGTGAATATCGCCCCAGTTCACGGCATGGACACGGTGGCCATCAGTGACGACTCCGTCTGTCACCTTCTTTGTCAGGTCCTGGAAGTTCCCCTGACCGTCTGCGAGCAGGTGCCGGGTGAAGCATTTTCCGTTCGCGTCGATCTCGACAAGGAGTGCGCCGATGACGTGATGGAACTGGGCTTTGAGACCGGCTTTCTTCGCGACATAGTTCGGAGGCGTCACACAACCTGTCGTCATGATCTGCTTGGCACGTTGGTGCTTCGGCGTAGGCACGCTTTCGAGCGCAATCTTCGGATGCGGAATGATCCCGTCCATGTGCCGGGTGTAGGTGTCGAGGCCTGACAGCGGGCGGACGGCGGTCGGCAGGATGTTCATTTCCCCGCAGAAGGCGATCCGATTGTCGATCTCCATTCGAGCCTGCATCAGGTAGGAGGCGATCTTCGGATCGTATATACCGGCTTCCTTGGAGTGGTCTTCGAACAGGCCCTTCTGGTAGGTGAACCCTGCGATGTGGATCGAGGCGTTCTCGGACTTTCCGTAGGCTTCGAGATTCTTCAGGAAGTTCTGGCTCCGGGAATCCAGAAACGTGTTGTCCTGGGCGGAGCTGAAGATGAACCGCTGCACGCCTTTCTTCGGACGGGGCTCCACGAGCGGGGCACGGATTGCCCGCTCTTTGCGGATCGCTTCCTGCGCCTGCCAGACCCGGTATTGGAGCGTTGATCGCGGTACGCCGAGTTTGCGGGCAGCGGCTCTCTGTCCACCTGCCTGTTTGACGTAATTCAGAAGTTCGGTGTCGGAATAATTTCCAAGCTTGTCATTCACTTTCCTTTCCTCGGTGTGTTTTGTTAGGCATAGGTTCGCTTTTGATAGAGAACCTAGATTCCAAGAACTTCAGATAGTCTGGCTGAGATTCCATTATAATAGAATCGAACCCCTCCAGAGAGGCCGCCTCGGCTGTTGTTCCGGACCCTGCGAATGGGTCAAGGACGGTTCCTCCGGGGGGAGTGATGTGACGGATAAGATACCGGATCAGGGAAACAGGTTTTACGGTTGGGTGTTTAGAACCACACCGGTCGGTTTTGTTCGCTTTCTTGTTGTATATAACAGGATCGGCCTGAGGGAATCTGTGGAAGAACCTGGCTGCGCTTCCTTCGTCGTCTCGGGGAGGGGATGAAGGTTTTGGGCCTGCATCGGAATAACAATTTACTGCCGTTTTCGGCTTGTCGGATGTCTTTGCGATCTGTCCTTTGCTCTCTGGGAAGAGTGAGATGACTTCTTCGCAGTCTTCCAACAACAGATTCGACGGATAGCGTCCGTTGGGGTCACCACCTCTTGGTCCCGGAATCGTTGAAAAGTTCGTTGATCCATTATCGGTGTAGCGGCGCTGAGAAGATGGCTCGTCTGTCCTCTCTTTACCTTCATTGGGAGGAACCCGACAATCATCAATATTGAATGCCCCAACACCGTGCTTAATGAGGTTGGCTGTTCCAGTCTTCTCGCTGAAGGGACGTTGTCCGAGATAGATGGGCTCAAGGGCAGGTTTTTGTGTCTGTGTTCCGTAGGCCCATCCTTCCCAGTCATCCAGCTTTGGTTTGTGTCCTTTAGGAAATCCGCTGCCATACACCCATCCGTGCATAGGATGCATGATGAACCCTGCTTGCTCCATTGCGCATGCCTGCCAGTGTCCTGTTCTTGATCCAGAAAATGCGAAAACAAATCCACCTGGGAGGAGAATATCGTGGACAAGCTTCCAGAATTCCGGGTCCCTTTCGATTTCCGTTCCGTCCCAATGCTCTCCCATGAACCCCCCAGACAATCGGCTGAACGATCCGTCATTTCCTTCTGTTTTTGCTGCGGCTGAATTCTTCTTTCCAAATCTCTTCTGTATACTAACAAGACCGTATGGCGGGTCAGTAACTACAGAGTGAACCTTTACTCCTTGAGAGATGAGGGTTTTAAGAGAGTCTCGACAGTCTCCGGCCAGTAGGCGTACTTTTGTCATTTCTTAGTACCCCTGACGGGCGATCTCCATGTTCGCCTGGTCGAGGAGGTCTTCGACGACCGCTGTATCGTAAAGATCAGCAGGTTCCCCGCGAGATTCGTTGCGTTCTGTGCGGACAAGGTGCTCGTCTAGGGCATCTCGGATTGCGGCGAGTTCGCCGATGGTTCGTACTTCAAATTCAGGCACGTTCTGTCTCCATGTAAGCTTGAATGAATTCTCTTGCGACGGGCTCTACGATGCCGTTTCCGTAACAGCGCACTCGCAGAAAATGCTCGGCAGGCCCATAAGCCAGCGGGCTAATTCCGGGTTTAATAGGACGGAGCTTTTTGTCTTCGCACTCGACCCATTCGGCTCCTTTCCAGAATCCGTTGACTTCTTCTGGAAGTGTGAGAACCGGCAGTTCTCGACCGGAAGGTCCATAACTGCGGCAATCCTCGGAAGTTGGTCGATCCGCTTCCGTCCGTCTGCGGCGTACAGCGCCATCCCAGGCGTGTCCTTCCAGTCGCGGGCTGACGGTGTCACGTACCCCGCTTTCGGCCTTGTCGGCGACGAAGTAGAGTCTTTGGCGGATGTGCGGAGCGCCGAAGCCCGCAGCGCAGAGATCGAAAGCCCCGAAGGCGTATCCCTCTTCTTCCATGTCAGATTGTACAAGGTCGAGCCAAGGAAGTCCGTCCGGCGACGCAACTTGCTCTCCAAAGACGACATCAGGCTCGTGCTCCGTGATGAGGCGGAACCATACCGGCCATAGGTGTCGTTCGTCTTCGAAGCCTTTCTTGCGACCGGGGGCCGCGAAAGGTTGACACGGGCAAGAGCCGGTCCAAACCTTACGGTCTTCAGGCCATCCGGCGTTCTTGAGGGCGAAGGCCCACGTCCCGATTCCAGCAAAGAAGTGGCACTGGCTGTATCCAGTAAGATCATCGGGAGAAACCTCAGTAATGGAGCGGGTGTCTACATCTCCTTCCGGCAGGACACCTCTTCGGATCAGTCGCCGCATCCAGTCGGCGGCGTCTTCCTCGATCTCGTTGTAGTAGACCGCCATCAGGCGCTCATTGGAGCCTTTCCGGGCTTTTGCTTGCAGATGCGCTCGAACTCTTTCACGAACACGTATCGAGCGCGTTTCGGGGACCACGGCTCGAAGTTCGGATCGAGTTCCCGCAGTGTCTGCACGGTCGATATCGGACTGAACCTCGGATCGTTGAAATCCGGGTAAAGGTATTTGGAATCCGGCATCAGTTCGTTGCGTTCGAGGTACAGGATTTCGTAATCCGCCGCCTTCACAACCTTCTTACATTCGTCGGTATAGTGACAGAAATCGGTGTTTTCCAGAACATCGGCGAAATGGAGGAGGACCTGCTTGTCTATCTCCTCGATCACTTGCCGGTACACGCCATCGGTGCGAGCGTTCAAGTAGGCCTTGAGAGGGGAGGAATGGTCCCCATACACCGCTTCCGGATTGTCGTGGAACAGGCCCCACAAAGCGTACTGAGGATATCCCATGCGTTCCACAAGGCGAGCCGTATACACTGCATGCTGTGCGACCGAATAGAACTCGTCTGTGTGTCCTGTGAAGCGACAAATCTGGGAGAGGGCGTGGGCGACGACTTCAATGTTGACCCCGTCAGGGCCGGGTGTTCTGAAGTCGAACCTTCCGCCTTTGTGCAGGCCGATGACTGGTTCCATGAAAAAGGGTCCTCATTTGTTGAGAGGACCCTACCAATGAAAGGTTTTCTTTGCAAATCAATGTTGGCAGAAACCAACAAACGTGTTCGTTTTGGTCAAACGTCCCCGTCCATGTCCTTGAATACCCTCGCGGGTTCGTTCACGAAGACAATCCGGTCTGACATCTTCATCAATACCCCGAAGGATACGATGTCCAAGAGGTCTTCCATACCTATCGTCGGCTCTATCGAATCTCCTTCGTCGTCGGTTCCGAGTACAAGCCCTTTACCGGCGAGAGGGTTGGGAAATCCTTGAACACCGAAGAAGTACGCGTCCTCGGACATGAGGCCTTCGTCGTCAATGAAGACGCAGTCCTTTTCCGCATTGATCTCGACGACATCGAACCGGACGCAATCGAGAGATTTGTATATGCTCCGATAGTCCCCGTCATACTCGACTTCGGTGATTCTCTGTGCCTTCGGGTCTATGAGAAACGCTTTCATTGAGAACCACCTTGCTCGGTCCATCGGGCGAGATCGTCCGGATGCGCGAATGCTTTTTTGTATCCGTCCGGATGGGAGCGCAGAGCTACGCGGCCTCCCCACGCCCGGAATTCGTCTACGCTGTCTTGATGGTGCTGATCGAGAATGTCGCACAGATTGAGCCATCTCTGGCCCTTGATCGTGCGATAACATTCTGTCTGATCCTTGAAAGCCATGTGAACTCCTTTCTCCTGGTTGCGATACATCCTACCTAAAGAAAGGATTCCACTATGTCAACTACTTTCGCAATCCGCCGTCAGGATGTTCTTGTGCATCGACAGGAAAGGGATGCGGAAGCCGACTGCCGTGACGTCGCAGGCCACGCCTTTGACAAAATCGGCGTTCAGGTCACTCGAATTGAACTTCAGATGCATGATGTCATCCTTGTTCGCGAACACACCCTGGTCGGTGTAGACTTCGTATGAGCACTGACGATTGTCAGATTTGCCTCGGCAGACTCGCTCGGAATCTCGTGTGATCTGGACAGTCTGTTCGACGTATCCGATATTTCTCAGGCCATAGGATGCTCCGAGAATAAGACCGGCAAACAACACCGGCAAAAGGAGAACGCGTTTCATTTGATTATGCCTCATCATATTCGAGATGATCATCCAGAGCCGCATCCATTGCGGCCTGTTTCTCGATCAGGGATTGCGACTGCCGGACCTCGATAGAGCCCTCGACAATCAGGTGATCGATGAGGCAGTGGTTTTCCTGAGAGATACGCCAGATGCGGTTCTCGGCCTGCTTCATCGTGCCAGGACGCCAGTCAAGTTCCCCGAACACCGCGCGATTGGCGACGGTCATCGTGAAGCCCTTGGAGGCGGCATGGAGCTGTCCGAACATTGCCAGACACGTGTCGTCTTCCATGAAGCGATCCACTTCAGGCTGGCGCTTGTTCGCGGGGACTGATCCGTCAATGTACCCACAGCCATCGCCCCACGCCTCCTTCAGGGCCTGTCCGACAGCTGTGTGATAGAAGAACACCACGACCTTCTCTCCGGCGTCGGTGATCTGCTTGACGTGTTCAATTATGTACGGGACCTTCGCGATGGCGAGTTCGGACCGAAGCTTGGCAATCTCACTGAAGGCGACTGCCGCTTCTTCAGGGACGTGGTCCATGATTTCTTCATAGGACCA